GAGGAACGGTGGGATTAAAAAAATTTTCTCACGTCGCGTGAGAATTTTAGAATCATACCCCCCGGGTCAAAAATAAAAATTTTTCTCATTTCCCTCGGTACCGGGGCGGGCCTCGACAATTCCAAAAAAAGCCGGTCGCGCGCGAAGTTTTGGGAATCGCTAGGGGGAATTATGACAAATAATCGGAAAAGGGTCGGAATTGTATATAAAAAATTATCGGAGCTCAAGCCATACGCCCGGAATCCTCGGCGCAATGACGCCGCGGTCCCGGCTCTGGAGGGTCGATCAAGCGGTACGGTTTCAAGAACCCGATCATCGTTGACGGCTCGGGCGTGATTATCTCCGGACACACGAGATTCAAGGCCGCGAAAAAGCTCGGGCTCAAGGAAGTCCCGGTCATCGTGGCCGACGATCTGACTGAGCGGGAGGCCCGGGAGTTCCGGATTGCGGACAACAAGGTCGCCGAGCTTGCAACATGGGATGCTCAGCTCCTCGACGAAGAGCTCATTGAGCTCAAGGGCTCAGACATGGGCGTGTTCGATCTCGATGACCCTGAGCTCCTGGAACCGGATGACGACGAGGGCGAAAAGGTCGCCCTGGCCGTCGCCAATGCTAAGAGAAATGGCGAGCGGGATGAACAGTACGACGAGTTTGAGGACAAATTCAAGCCAAAGCTCACAACCGACGACTGTTACACCCCGCCCGCTATTTATAATGCGGTGAAAGACTGGGCCATTGAGGAATACGGGTGGCAGGATCGCAAGATCGTCCGGCCGTTTTATCCAGGCGGCGATTATCAGCGAGAGAATTATCCCGACGGGTGCGTCGTCATCGACAACCCGCCGTTTTCAATCCTGTCTCAGATCCTCGCATGGTATGAGGATCATAAAATCGACTATTTCCTGTTCGCCCCGGCGCTGACTCTGCTCGGGTTACGCCCGGCGACGTCGCACATCGCGGCGGGCGTCTCGATCACATACGACAACGGCGCGGAGGTTCGGACCTCGTTCGTCTGTTCTCGGGGCGATCTCATACGCACGGCCCCGGAGCTTACGGCAAAGGTCAAGGCCGTCAACGACGAGATCAACGCGGAGACCAAGAAACACCCGGACAAGTACGAATATCCGGACGGCGTTGTCACGTCGGTCATGCTCGGCAAGTGGTCCGGCTACGGTGTCGATTACCGCGAGAACCGCGCCGAGTTCGTCCGTGAACTGGAATCGCAAAAGGACTCTGGTCGCGGGATCTACGGCAGCGGCTACCTCGTTCCGCGTGCGGCAATGATCGAAGCCCGAAACAAAGCGGAGCGAAACAAAGCGGAGCGAAACAAAGCGGAGCAAGAAACGAACGCGATCAAGTGGTCTCTCTCTCCGCGGGAACTGAAGATTATCGAAACGTTAGAAGGTGCAGACAATGGCCACAACGAAAAAACAAGCCGCAAAAAAGAATAACCTCAACGCGGTCGCAAAGCAGCTCATCGAAATGGCCGAGCGCGGAGGCGTCGAACAGAATTTCTTTTTTGTGACTACATTCAGCCGATACAAGACACAGCTAAACACGTTGACTCGCCTCCAGAAGGAGATCGACGAGAGCGATGTCCTCATCGAGAAGGAGTACGTCCGAGGGCGTCCGAACATCGTCGCGAACCCCGCGATCGGCGAGTACAACAAGACGAGCACCGCGGCGAATCAGACCGTCGCGACGCTCCTCAAGATTATCACGACCTTTGCGGACGGGCCGGTGCTAGGAGCAGCGACAGACGATGGCGGAGACATCGACCTCTAAGCTATGCCCGCATGTTCAGAACTTTATTGACCTCGTTAAGTCCGGAAAGCTCCGCACCGACAAAGAGGTCAAGGCCCTCGTCGATCATGTCCTCTATTGTTTCGCGACTGAGGACATCTATATCGACACTGCACAGGCTGATCACTATCTCGGCTTGTCCAGGTATTTTCCGTTCGAGCGGCTGTTCCCCTGGCAGGAGTTTGTCATCGTCCTCCATGACTGCACCTACTGGAGGGACAGCGGGCTCCCAAGATGGCCGGACCTGTTCTGTATGCTCGGGCGTGGCGCTGGAAAAGACGGCACGATCGCCCTAGAATCCGTCGCGCTCATCTCTCCGTATAACGGGATCCCCGGCTACGACGTCGACGTCTGCGCAAACAATGAGGAGCAGGCTCTCCGCCCGGTCCTCGACATCGTGGACGCCTTCGATCACAGCGAGTACCAGAAAAAGCTCAAGCGCTTTTTCTCCTGGAAAACCGAGAGCGTCAAGGATCTCCGCGGAGGCGGTCAGATCCGCGGCAGGACGAACAACCCAAAGGGAAAAGACGGAATGCGCTCCGGGATCGTCGTATTCAACGAGATCCACCAGTACGAGGATTACCGGAATATCAACGTTTTCACGACTGGCCTCGGCAAGCATCCGCACCCGCGCCGATCGTACTACACGACAAACGGCGACGTCCGGGAAGGCCCGCTCGACGATCTTCTCGAAACGTCGGAGGACATCCTGTTCGGAGGGGATCCAGACAACGGACTGCTCCCGTTCGTCTGCCGGCTCGACTCTAAGGACGAAGTCGACGACCCGAGGAACTGGGAAAAGGCGAATCCCTCGCTCCCATATCTCCCGGCGCTGAGAACGGAAACAGAAAAGGAGTACAGGGAGTGGAAAGCAAATCCGCATCGGCTCCCGGCATTCATGACAAAGCGAATGAACCTACCAGATCAGGCGACTGATCTCCAGGTGACCGACTACGAGAACATCAAATCAACGAACCGCCCGCTCCCGGATCTGTCCGGATGGAGCTGCGTCGCAGGCATCGACTTCTCCAAGATCACTGACTGGGTGAGCGTCGATCTACACTTTAAGCAGGGCGATAACCGTTACGACATCACGCACTCGTGGGTCTGCTCCCGGTCGAAAGATCTGCCGAGGATCAAAGCACCCTGGCAGAAATGGGCCGACGACGGTCGGCTCACGGTCGTCGATGACGTCGAGATCCATCCGGATCTTATAACCGCGTACCTCGTGGAAATGAGGAAAAAGTACTCGATCCGGGCGGTCGCAATCGACGATTTCCGCTTTGCGCTGCTAGCCCGGCAGCTCGCCGGCATCGGCTACGATCCGAAGGACCTCAAGAATCTCAAGCTCGTCCGGCCGAGTGACATCATGAAGATCGCGCCGGTCATCGACTCATGCTTTGCGAATCAGTGGTTCACCTGGGACGACGCCCCGGAGCTGAGATGGGCAACAAACAACACGAAGCTCATCCGCTACGGCAGACGACCCGGACAAGAAAACGATCAGGACCTCGGGAATTACGTCTACGGCAAGATCGAGGCAAAGAGCCGCAAGACGGACCCGTTCATGGCTCTCGTGGCCGCGATGACGATCGAGGACCGGATCATCGAACGACGCGCCGGACACCGCAAGCTCGACGTCATCAGCTTTTAAGGAGGGCGACACATGGCCTTTAATTTACTTAAATGGATTTTACGAAAAACAGGCAGCGACTCAGAGACCGCGACCGGGGATTTCCTCGAGGCCTCGACAGACTACGACGCCGACGCGCTGACCGGACTTGCCTCATATCTGCAAAAGATGGCGTTCTGGAGCTGCGTGCGCCGGATCGGCTCGACCGTCTCCCTCGTTGAGTGGGACACATACCGGCGTGGCCGCCGTGTCCAGGCCGGCGAGGCCTGGGCGTGGAACTATGCGCCGAACCCGAATGAGACCCGCGCCGAATTTTTCCGGCATCTCGTGTCTCAGCTTTATCTCGCCCAGGAGGCGATCGTTGTCGAGTACGCGGGCGGCCGATATGTCGCCGACGGTTTCACCGTTGAGCGCCGGCTCACCGGTAACATTTACCGGGATGTCACGAGCGACGGGCAATCAATCCCAGGCGTGTTCGGCGCCGACGCCGTCTTGCATTTTACGATCGAGGGGAGCTCGATCCAGGCAAGCGTCAACGCAATCGCGGCCACCGAGGGCGATCTGCTCAAGGCAACGGCTAAAAAGGTCGTAAGAGACGCGGGCGGTCATGGTGTGCTCAAGGTTCACGAGATCGCCGAACAGGATCCGGATTTCGAGAGCACCTACACGGATCTTGTCACGGACAAGATGAAAAAGTATTTCACCTCAGACAATGCAGTGCTGCCGGTGTTCGATGGCTACGAGTTTCAGGACACCTCCGGAACCTCAGCGGGGTCGACGAGGGACGTCCGTGC